AGTCTAGATGACAACATCGAAAGCACAGAAGATCAGGAAGCAATTGAGGGATGACTTTGGATTTTATTCCAAAAACGTCCTCAAAATTAGAACAAAAGACGGCGACGTAACTGCCCTTCAACTTAACGAAGCACAACAAAATCTTTTGCAGCAAGTAGAAGACCAGTTTCAAAATGAAGGCAAAATACGCGTTATCATTCTAAAAGCCCGGCAAATGGGCTTGTCCACAATGGTTGGTGGTTGGCTTTATTGGTGGCTGTCACAGCGCAAAGCACAGCGCGGCTTAGTTGTGACTCACCATGCCGACAGCACTAGAGCTTTGTTTGATATGACAAGGCGCTACCATGAAAACTGCCCAGATCCTATTAAGCCACACACTAAATATTCTTCACGCCGAGAGTTAAACTTTGACATCTTAGACAGCTCTTACGTTGTTGCTACAGCTGGTGGTGAGTCAGTTGCGCGAGGTGAGACAGTCACTGTTGCACATCTATCAGAACTTGCTTTCTGGTCGCATTCAACTGCCGAAGAAAACTTCAACGCTATTATGCAAGCTGTTCCTAACAAGCCAAACACAGCAGTTTTTGTTGAGTCGACCGCAAACGGTGTCTCAGGAAAATTCTATGATTTGTGGAAAGGTGCTTGTGAAGGTACAAACGGTTTTATTCCAGTCTTTTTGCCTTGGTATATACAAGAAGAATACCAAGAGCCGTGGGTTTATGGATCTGATTATACGCCCGAAGAAGAAGAGCTTATTAAAAAATACCAGCTAACAAATGAGCAGCTAGCATTTAGACGCAAAAAAGTAGCACAAAACGGTATTGATTTATTTAGGCAAGAATATCCGTCAGATGCCGATGAAGCATTTTTGACTTCAGGACGCCCAATTTTTAATCCTGACCAAATCCTTGAGTTTCTTAAAAAAGCAGAAGAGCCTGTTGCTCGCATGGCTTTAGAAGGTGACATTTGGATTAAGCACCCAAGAGGCGAGTTAACTCTATACAAAGATGTAGACCCAGGCGAGATGTACACGATAGGTGCAGATGTTGCTATGGGTATTAGAGGCGGCGACTATTCAGTTGCACAAGTGCTAGACAGCAAAAAACACCACGTTGCAACATTCAGAGGGCACGTGCACCCTGATTATTTTGCAGACGTTCTGCTGCGTTTAGGTGAGTTTTTTAACGACGCATATATTATTTGTGAAAGTAACTCACATGGTCTTTTGACCTGCACACGTCTATACAAAGATTACGCTTATTCAAATTTTCACACAGAAATTGTGGTCGACAAAATAAGCGATAAAGAAACCATAAAATTAGGGTTTTCTACTACTTCAAAAAGCAAACCACTTGTAATCAACGAGCTCAGAGCGTCGCTTCGTATGGATGAACTTGAAATCCACGACAAAGTAACTTTGCGCGAAATGCTTACTTACATTGAGACAGAAACTGGAGGCATGGAAGCTGAAGCAGGCTGCCATGACGACTGCGTTATGTCGCTTGCGTTTGCAAACTATGGCCACCAGCAAGGCTGGGAGCCAGTTCAAATTAATGATGATTATTACAGCGAGGCAATCTAATGGCTGAGACTTTTACAGCACTGAGTGAAGATGAGCTGCTCAGTCTCGTTAGAGACGAGATCAAAGGCTCCATCGGATATTCCGACGGCGATCTTAGCCATGAACGGCAACAGATGCTGCGGTACTACCACGCAGAACTGCCGGAGCGCCAATCTAACGGCAACAGCAGCTACGTATCACAAGATGTGTATGATGGCGTAGAAGGTTTAAAAGCTCTGTTACTTGAGACCTTTTCTGCCGGAACCGACGTTGTTCAGTTTTCTGCTCAAGGTCCAGAAGATGTCGAAATGGCTCGGGTCTGCACGACATACACCAACTACATCATTCACAGACAGAACGATGGGTTCTCTATCTATAGAGACATTATTCACGACGGACTTATGGCGCGCAATGGTATTGCGAAGGTATATTGGGACAACAATATTGAGCTAGTCGAAGAAGAATTTGAAGACTTAACTTCAGACGAACTTGATGGCCTAATGGCTGATCCAAATGTTGACGGTCTGCAGTCGCTTAACGACGAAGATGGCTTGCTGTCGGGTATAATTCGCAAAAGCATAAATAAATCTAAAGTGTGCATTGAAATTGTGCCACCAGAAGAATTTATTATTAACCCAATGTCTAAAAGCGTCACAGACGGTTTTGTCGCACACAGACGCACAATGCGTAAAGCCGACTTGATTGCTATGGGCTTTGATCCTGAGATTGTCGAAACAATTGCAAGTGATGAAGACCCATTAGGCGAAAACTACTCTGAGCGCTATTACCGCCATGAGCAAGTAGGTCCACAAAAATTGTCACCAGACGAACATGGTCGCCAAGAGCAAATGAAGCAAGTGGTGGTTTATGAGTCATACGTCGAAGCAGACATGGAAGGTGATGGCGAAGCACGTTTGTACAAAGTTGTGTCAGCTGGAACTACACTTCTTGATTTAGAAGAAGTAGATCGCAGACCTTTTATTGTATTTACGCCTGTGCCAGTTCCGCATTCATTCCATGGCGAAAACTTTGCTTATAAGTTGATGCCGACTCAGAATGCACGAACTGCACTTATGCGTTCAATTTTAGACCATGCATCGGTAACTACAAACCCAAGATACCTTGTACAAAAAGGCGCACTTTCAAATCCTCGTGAGCTTTTAGATAATCGTCTTGGTGGCATTGTAAATGTGACGCGCCCTGATGGTGTACAACCGCTGCTTCAAAACCAGCTAAACCCGTTTATTTTCCAAACAATAATGCAGCTTGAAGAAGACTCGGAAAATACATCGGGCATTTCAAAGCTGTCGCAAGGCTTAAACAAAGACGCAGTAAGCAAACAAAACTCTGCTGCTATGGTTGAAAATCTTGTTAGCCTTTCGCAACAGCGCTCAAAAATAATTGCAAGAAATTTTGCTAATGGGTTTTTACGGCCACTTTTCTTGGAAGTGTATCGTCTAGCAATTGAAAACGAAAACTATCAAAAGGTAGTTGATGTTGCTGGCAATTACGTTCAGATAGATCCACAAGATTGGGCAGAACGCAAAGACGTTGAAGTATCATTTAAACTTGGCTATGGCGAAACTGAACGCGAAGCACAAAAGTTTCAACAGCTTCACGCGATGCTTTCTCAAGATCCAGGCATACAGCCGTTTTACACAGCACAAAATAAATACGCCATGGTTCGGCAAGCAATGCTTAATGCTGGAATTAAGGATGTCGACACATACCTTACTTCACCAGATAAAGTTGAGCCACCGCAACCAGACCCAGCTGCAGAAATGCAGATGCAAATGCAGATGAAGCAGATGGAACTTGAAGAGCGTAAAGTGGCGCTGCAAGAACAAGAGCTACAGCTTAAAGCACAAATTGAACAAGCGCACATTGAGCTTGATAAAGCTAAAGCTGAAGCAAGTGTTGCTGCGTCTTACAGTGCTGAAGAACGCAAAGACTTCGATTCAGAAGTACGTGCAGACATTGGTTACAAAGAGCTTGAGCTCGCTAAATCAACGCCTGCTACGGATCGCACTGCAATCATCAGTCCTAATTCATAGGTGGATTATGCCAACTAAGAAAAAAGAACCTCGGCTGTCTGTCGGCCGAGGTGAGAAACTGCCTGCGTCTAAAGGTGCTGGGTTAACTGCTAAAGGCAGAGCCAAGTACAACAAAGCTACAGGTGGTAATTTAAAAGCACCAGTAACTGGCAAAGCAAAGCCAGGTAGCGCTGCTGCAAAACGCCGCAAATCATTCTGTGCCAGGTCTAAAAGCTGGACAGGTGAGCGCGGTAAAGCAGCCAGGCGTCGCTGGAAATGTTAATTCGGTCAAGGAGAGACTATGGAAGATCAACAACTAATTGAGCAGGGTACTCAAGCAGAGATGCTGCTCGGAAACGACGCGTTTACCAAAACCGTCAATGGCTTACTCGATCAATATGTAAGCCTTTTTTTCTCTACTGATCCGCTACAAAAAGACGAGCGCGAAGTCGCTTATCATTCTGCGCGGGCAATGCAAGAAATCGTTAACACATTGAACCAAAAGGTGATGATGAAAAATCAGATCCTTTCGGCAAAGGAGTAATATATGTCCGAGACTACTGAAAATAGCGTCTCCGAGAACCCTGAAGGTCCATCAGTGGACACCGCAATCAATGCTTTTATGAAACGTTGGGAAGACTCTCCAGAACCGGAGACATCGGAACTCGAAGATGAAAGCGAAACAGACTCTGTCGAAGAAGTAAGCGAAAGCGCAGAGGATGTTGAAGACTATGAAGTTGTCGAAAGTGAAGAAATAGACCTCGATGACGTCGATCTAAATGACGACTATGAAGATGAAGAATATGAAGTTGAATTAGCAGCTGATGATCTTGTCACCAAAGTCAAAGTTGGAGACGACGAATACGAAGTATCTGTTAAAGACTTGAAACGATTATACGGTCAAGAAAAGTCGCTTACTAAAAAATCTCAACAAGTAGCAGAACTACGCAAAACTCTAGATCAAGAGGTACAAAAGAACGCAGTCGTGTTGAAATCCCTGTTGGAAAAAGCTGAGGAAAAGCTAAAGCCATACGCAGAGATTGATATGCTGCTAGCCTCTCGTCAAATGGAGCCTGAAGACTTTACACAACTTCGCAAAGAAGCTCAGGCAGCATATGACGACTACCAATTTCTTAATCAAGAGTCAGATAAGTATTTGGAGATGATCCAATCAACTCGCCAGCAGGAACTGAAACAGCGAGCTGAGGAAGCGATCAACACTCTACAAAAAGAAATCCCTGATTGG